TCAGGTGTATCAAACACTTGACAGACTTTCTATCCGTAAGGAATACCACAATGCGCTACAAGCAGCCGGCCTAGATATGGGTAGTATTGTGAATAAACTGAAACACTTAACCCTGTATGCAGAGGATGAGGGGGTACAACTCAGGGCAACGTTGGCTATTTTAAAATCGCTCGGCCTTGAGAAGTATGAGAATGACGCTGAAGCGGGTGGCTCATTTGAACAGGAATTATTAAAAACACTAGAGAAACAAAAAGAAGTGCCGGCACAAGCGAAGGCAGAAAATGTGATTGATTCGGGAGAGTTACCGAAAGAGTTTCAGATAGAAGATTACGAAGTAAACGTTCCGGAAATTCCAGATAGTATGAAACAACTTCGCAAGAATGAAGATGATTTAACAAAGCGATTATATGGAACGGGTTAGTGATGAATTGATTTTAAAATTACGTGACCCCAAATTCTATTTGGAGCATTTCTGTAAAATCAAAGGGAAGACCCCTGGTTTAATCCCGTTTATATTAAATGAGCCACAGAAGGATTTGTTTAATACTTTACGGAAAAATAACCGGGTGATAACATTGAAAGCGCGGCAGATTGGCTTTTCAACAGCTATTGCAGGTTATTTTTACCATAAGACGATTACTACCCCAGGCACAACAACAGCCCTGGTGGCGCACAAAGCAGAGGTGGCCGCAGAATTTTTGGATAAAGTAAAAACATTCTGGCGGACTTCGCCTGAATCATTAAGGCCAAAAGTGCATTACAACTCTCGTTACGAGATATCGTTTCCTGGCATAGACTCTAAGATTCTGGTGATGTCTGGGGATAACGTAGGACGCGGCTTTACCGTCCACAATGCTCACTGTGTTTCTGGTAAAACGGAGGTGTATCTTCCTGGTGGAATGCCAATTTTAGTTAAAGATTTAACGCCAGGTGACCTGATTGTTAACGGGAATGGTGGTGTTTCAGAGGTAAAAAAAGTTTTGAAGAAAAAAAATAATCAAGAATTATTAAGCATTAGTGTGGTTGGAGCTTCGTCAGATTTAGTGGTCACACCAGACCACCAATTATTCATGAGGGGAGCGGTAACACCACCTGACAGAAGGAGAGGTGTTTGGGTGCAGGCCGGAGAAGTTAGTGTAGGGGACAGGATTGGTTTTCCCTATAGACAGATAAAAAATAGAATTAAAAAAATAGACTTATCAGCATATCAAACCCCTGGGTATGAAGACAGAACATATATTCCCCAAAATCTTTTAGCTGATTTTAATTTAGGGAAATTGGCCGGCTGGTACTTATCAGAAGGGACAGTAATCAAAACACAAAAATTTAATAAAATTGGTTCGGTGGTTTTTTCTGTGCACCAAAAAGAAACAGAAGAATTAAGAGATTTGATAAAAAAAATTGACCCTCAACTAAGTGTTTCTGTAAAATTTAGAAGTGACTCAATGTCAGCACAAGTAATAATTTATAACGTTGCGATTTCTAGATGGTTACATGATACGTTTGGCTCATTATGTTACAAAAAAACAATACCAGAAAAAATTTGGAATTTTCCACCTGATTTTGTAAGAGGCGTAGTGCACGGATGCGTATTAGGAGACGGAAGCACAAAAGATGTCAAGAGTATAAGGATAACGACAACCTCCCCAGCACTAGCAACACAACTACGTCGGGTTTGCGTTGCACTCAGGTACGGCCATACTTCTATTCAGGTAAGCAGAAATAAAACCCGGTATGGTATCCCCACTAGAGACCAGTATGTTGTTCTGCTCCATGGTCCAGCAAATTATAAACTCCGCAGGGAAATGGGGTTAGAATTAAAAAAATATACAGACCAAAGAAACGAATACAGGATGAAACGTTCTGCCAACATAAATCTCGGCGCTCATTCATGGAGAAGATGGACATATCATTATTGGTCTAAAATAAAATCAATTAAACCAGCCACGCATGAGGAATATGTGTATGATATCGTATTAGGAAAAGAGCCACATAGTTTTTTAACACACGCAGGTGTGGTACATAATTGTTCAGAGGTTGCCATGTGGGAAAAACCAGAGGAAATGATGCTGGCGATTGAAAACGCGGTCCCGCGGACTGGCCAAATTGTAGTTGAAAGTACGCCGAATGGAGTATCAAATTTGTTTCACAGAATGTGGTCAGCCAAAGATAATGGTTATGTTAAGCGGGAATACGGGTGGTGGTGGTTATATAATGAGGAAGAAATCGAGGCAATTCGCAAAACAGTTAACGACCCTCGCAAATTTGCTCAGGAGTACGCCCTAGAGTTTCTTGCTTCTGGTCGGCAGGTCTTTGACCCAACACTAATCCGCGAATTACAAACTGGTCAGTTAGAGGTGGGCGAATTCTTTAAATCAAAAGACGGCTCAGAACATTTTGTCACGCAAGATGACCGAGGGTTAGTAATGTTTCAAAAACCAGTACCAGGTCGGTTTTACGTACTAGGCGCTGACGTCTCTGAAGGTGTAACTGGAGGTGACTATTCAACTGCGTCAATACTTGACCGCACAACAGGTGAGCAAGTGGCGTTCTTCCGGGGGCACGTTGCCGCGGATAAATTTGGCCTACTCCTAAATAAATGGGGAAGATTCTACAACGATGCTTTAATGGTAATTGAAATCAACGGTCACGGGCTGACCACAGTAACCACCCTGAAAAACAATTTGTACCCAAATATGTATTTCCGCCCCGTTCAGTTTGACAAAATGTCATCTCAGTGGTCAGACCGACTGGGGTGGCGTACGACCAAACTTACTCGTCCACTTATGATTGACGACCTCCAAGAAGCGTTGCGCGACGGTTCATTAATTCCCCGTGCCCCGGAAGTGTTTAATGAGATGCTGACATTTATCTTTGATGCAGCAAACGGTATGGTATGTATGCGTGGGTATCATGACGACTCGATTTTCTCCCTAGCAATTGCTCTTCAAGGATTTAAAGTAATGCACGACAAACCACTCGACCAGCTCGATTATAATAAATATTTGCCCAGTAATTACTCATACTAATTGGTATGTTGGTATTATTCTTAAATTAATATGGCAAGAAAAAAACCATTAGACGTAAGACCTTATCTATCGTCAGATTACGGCAAGAAAGAAGAAGAACTCCATCGTCTGTTCCAGATTCAAATGGAGGACGCCCGTTTGTATTTTACTAACATTATCAAGCCAAGGTTAGACCGTTCATACAAGCTGTATATTGCTTACACAGGAGACCGGCAACGAGAAATCCAAAGGTGGCAGGCCAACATTTTTGTGCCGTATGTTCAGGCAGTGGTGGAGACACTGATGCCTCGCGTGCTCGATGCGAGACCAGAATTTTCGGTGGTCGGCAGAACACCAGAAGACATGGAAAAGGGCGAAAAACAGCAACAACTTTGTGATTACTACTGGGAGATATCCAAAATGGACCAAACAAACGAAGACCTCGTCCGCTCAGCCATGATATATGGGACTGGGTTCCTTCAAGTTGGCTGGAAAAAAGATGTGAGAACACTTCGTTTCCTTCGGTCTAAAGACATGTCTGCTAAGAAGTTCGAGTGGAAAGAGGAAGAGCGTGTTTTCTATGATGCGCCATATGCAGAGTGGGTGGATAATTATTCACTGTGGTACGACTGGCATAATATCAAGCGTAGTTCAAAACAGTATTGGTTCAAGCGATTAGTACTAACCAAGAACGAAATAGAGCGCAACTACCCAAATGCTGACAAAGTGCGACTGCAACAAGCATACAATACTGGTTCAGGAGATTTAACAAATTACGCAGCAATTCGTGATTCTGTGAAACTAACTCACGAACGTATTACACGGGGAGCTTCTGGTTCTTCTGTTTCTCAATCTACGAGTGAAGAAAATAAATTTTATGACGCAGAAGCAGCTAACATTCAGATGTTTGAAGTGTTCGAGTGGTGGAGGCCATTTGATGACGAATACACTGTGGTGGTTGGTGGAGGGTATGTGCCAATTCTAAAAGGTGGCTCAATGCCAAACCCGTACGATTTTAAGGAGTCGCCCTTTATTGAGACAACATACCTTCGTGTCCCTGGAGAGTTTGAAGGGTACGGATTTCCAATGATTTTGGAAAACCCACAAATCATGCTGAACCTCATCAAAAACCAACGGTTAGACTCCACTACATTGAGTATTCATAAAATGTGGATTGTTAATCCGTTGGCTAATATTGATAAAACTCAGCTTGTTACACGGCCGTTTGGTATTATTTATTCAGTTGACCCAAACGGAGTTCGAGAAGTGCAGTTCTCTGATATTAAATCATCAGCCTACCGGGAAGAGGAAATGTTAAAAGGGGATATGCGGTATTCTTCAGGAGTAGACGATTTCTCGATGGGCGTCGGAGGAGGTGCGGCTTCTGCCACAGAGGTGCGTCATCTCCGTGAGTCAACTCTAGAGCGTGTTCGATTGTTTGTGAATCACTTAGGTGACACGTACTCAGATGTGATGCGGTATTGGATTGATATGACCCGTCAGTTAATGACGAAGGCCATGACGATTCGGGTAATTGGGGAGTCAGGAGAGACGCTGTTCCCAATTGTCGAACGGGATGATTTAACTGGAATGTTTGACTATAAAGCGCGTGTACTCCCTTCTATTGCTGGTATGCAAGATATCTCCCGCAAGCAAGCGATGGACCTCTTCCAGTTGCTCAGCAACATTGACCCAGCAACTACTGGGGTTGATATCAAGAAACTCATCACTAAATTGATTTCTAATTGGGGTTGGTCACTTGATTCAATTGCCACAGATGAATCAGAAGAAATGCCTGGCGACCCATCAGACCCTGCTGTGGCAGAAGCTATGGGTATGGATGGGGTACAACCAGGACAACCTGGTATGCCGCAGCCAGGAATGCCTCCAGCTCCACAAGATGATATGTCTCAAGTGCTATCTCTTTTGC